TTTTTATATATAAGATAGTGACTGTGGTAGTTATATGTACCAACGGATCAGATAGGATAATTACGATTGTCCAGATCGTAAAAATGATCTAACCGGCCGTATAAACAGGAGACCCTGCATATAACACAACCATGTTACTAGAATAAACTTCAGTAGCATGAAAGAAATGCCACCTCTAGAGGAAATAATTTGTGACCTGATTATCAATGTTATGCAAAACCGCATCACGGAAAAAATCAGTATCAATTATGTCACTACGAAAGACTGGTGGAAGATCATCACCCAATTCTTCAACGGTAAGTGGTCGAACAAAGCCTGACATGGTCAGTAGCTTATCGACAGCACGTTGGTGAAGTAAAGAATGATGATGGATCACTTTCCAGCATTTCATAACGAACTGTTGCTCAGGACTTGTCTTTTTCCTGAGCTCCCCATCGTAATGAGTGTTATCTTTCGCATTCGAAAGGTTCAGGATATTCTTACCTGAGAAAAGCACCTTTTGAATGAAGTAGTCACGACAATTTTGATCAACGTCACGACCACTCAAAGTTCCAACTTGTGAGAAATTATGTCTAGTCCCTAAGAACTTAGACACCTCTGACCAAACAAGCGAAGCAGCGTCGGCTGGGAAACATCGTACACTAGCAACAAAGTGATTAAGAATCACCCTTGCTACTTTGCGCACAAATACTCCCTCATTACTCTCCCAAAATGAATTAGGAAGAGCAATACCGAGACCACCGCACCATTTAGGCAGGCACCATAGAAAATTCAATTTCTTTAATTTTCCATAGTTAGTAGATAGAAACTCCTTGACTGCACGCTCACGCATGTCAAGTGGACAAAGTTTTAACAACTTATCCGTGAGCCCACCCAATTCCCACAACTGCTTATTTGACATGCCATCTTTACTTTTGGCATGGATTAAAGCGAAGTTAAGAAAGGGAACCGACAAGAACGATTCTCCGTCAAAACGAAAATACCTTCTGGAATTCAGGAGCACAAAATCACGAGAGAAAAAAGACTTTCCCTCCGACTTAATCAACCCGAAATACCCCGTTACGGCTTCCCAAATAGGAAACAATCCGCCGTCTGGTGATAAATCCACCAGAGCGCAATCATCCCCATTAACTTGGAGAAGCCGTTCACAGAGGGGAGTTTTTCGCCTTTCATTGATCTCCATTGACCAATCACAACAAGTGAGATTAATCAAACAAAGGAAGATAAAGGAAACCACAGAACCCATAAGTTGACCCTCTCTCTGTAACAGAGAGTCAGAGCCTTCACGCGTTAATTTTTCAAAACAACGCCTATCGCCTTCTTGACGATAACACAATAAATGCTGTGTCATCGCTTTCAAAGTCAACTGTTCCAGATCATCTAGAAATGAAGTTGGGCAAAAATGTTTCCCAGTACCTGTCCGGAGACGAACAAAAAGCTGGTCAATCAAGATTTCAGCAGGCCAGGAGCGTATTTCATTAGTTGCTCCCCGATAATCACCGCTTAAAAACCAAGCTCCTCTAGGGGCTTTGGCAAACATAGCATTAATATCAAAATCACTATCTGGCGTACCAATAAACCGACAACAAGGATGTTGTCGAAGGACACCATGCAGATACTTCTGAAAAGGTTGTAATGCATAGTAAGTCAAAGGTGGTCCCTTAGAGATCACTCGTACTTTAAGAGGTTCGGGAAGGCCAACGAAAATGACATGGGGCATTTCTTCTTTAGCAAGAAGAAAAAGTTTTTCCCATATCCGCCGCCAACACACCGAAACTGATGTTGTGTCATGAACCCGAAAATCGAGATCATAAAAATCATGATCCTGGTCCAATTCGAACTGTTCTTCAATACCCGCTAACCCGCATCGTTTCCGCGTGGGTTTGCTGCACTGAATACTTGCCAAAATTGGAGGTATTTCGAGATCAGAAAAAAGGTCTGGCTCTTCCTCATGTAAAGAACGTATGATGCCATTGAACATAACCAAAAAACCCCCTTCGACCCCTTTCTTGTCAACATTGGCTTTCAACGAAGGCACAGTAAACTTCGTTAACTGTGCATACGTTGGTAGCTTTTTATCGACAAAAATTTGGTCAATGGTTGCTCTAAGGCGGTTCTCAGCATCAACATGAGAAAAAAGTTCCATCACTTGTCTTGTACCATTTGATACAGTGACAGGAGCGGTAGGTAACGGCAATTCGCCCTTCGGGGTTGTCAAAGCCCTAAAAGTATCTTCAATGTTCGCCTGGATCATGGATTCGGAAACCGTCGGCATGTCCTTCTTCAAAACAGAAACTGATTGAAGAAAGGAATGAAAACGGACTCCGTCCCTTTTTTCCAAGCGTCTCATCCAAAGACGTAGCCACCTCCCTACTGCTCCACAAGCAATAGTGCCAGCTCCAAGTACATCCTTGCCCCTAAAGGGCCACTTCGGCATGCCTCCAAGAGGATCAGACCAATGTGCATCATAGGCTGCAAGTTTATACTTGTAGTACTTAACCCACGCATCAGGACCATAAAGTTCTATGATCTTCAAAGCAGGTTGAATTGACTTCTGGAAAGATACCAGAAATTTCTCCCAATCCGAACAAATACATTCGGGAGGAGATGACGGGGTCAACGGTTCATCATAACCATAGTATAACACTAGGTTAAAGATCGACAATTGACACCTTATAACATTCAACAGAGCCCCCTTATCCACTAAGAAACCAGAATTAAAAAACTCTGGATCCGAAAGAATAAGATCTTTCCAAGACCCTGAAGGAAAGTATTTTCCAGGTCGAATTAACGAGCCTGAAAGGTCCACAACTTTCTGTTGGACCGGGATAAGCACAGAATTCACTTGACAAATTTTCTCGATCGATATGATTGAACCTACTGAACGATACTTCTTCTTCGATAAGATTGAACCTACTGAAGAAGGTGAATTCCCCCCCTTACCCTTTTTACCGTTGGCCAAATGGCATGTCCCACTCTTCAGCGAAGAGTCGGTCGTAACCCTGTTTGTAGTCGAAAGCATGACTTCAAACAAG